AATGGTAATCAGTTTTTGGACAACCTTAGAGCATCTATACGTCCAGTGCTTACATATCTCTTCTTTTTCCTGTTCTGTGGTATCAAAATTGCAGCTGCTACTCTAATGTTCGAACAAGGTAAAAACCCTGTAGAGATTCTAAATGCTGTATGGGATGTTTATACAATTGCTATTTTTGGTTCAATTATGGGCTTCTGGTTTGGTTCAAGAGCTATTACAAATCTTACAAACATTTATACTAAAAATCCATCAATGTTTAGTATAAATACAAGTGCTAGTGCTACCAAAAAGAAATAAAGGAGAAATAAAATGTTCGTATTTGTACTAGGAGTTGCAATTGGTCTAGTTGTTGGATGGAACTTCCTACCTCAACCTGAATGGGTTAAAGAAAAAATAGATGAATTAAGATCTAAATTAAATCTTTAATTAAAGGGACTTCGGTCCCTTTTTTATTTATATAAATAAAATATAAACAAACTATTAAAGGTTTAATTATGGCTGTTCCATCTACAAGAAAACAATTTAAAGAATACTGTTTCCGTAAATTAGGTGCACCTGTACTTGAAATTAACGTAGATGATGATCAAGCAGAAGATCGTATAGATGAAGCTCTTCGATATTATTGGGATTACCATTTTGATGGTTCAGAAAAAATTTATTATAAACATCAAATAACTCAACAAGATATCACTAATAGATATATTACTATGCCTGAAAATGTTCTTGGTGTAGTTAATATATTTGAAATAGGTCAAGCACTTAATACAAATAACCTTTTTAATATAAGATATCAAATAGCATTAAATGATTTATATACATTAACATCTGTTTCTATGGTTCCATATTATATGGCTATACAACATATTCAATTCTTAGAACAGATGCTAGTAGGAAAACAACCTCTTAGATATAATAGACATATTAATAAATTATATATTGATATGAAATGGGATATTATCAATTCTGGTGACTATGTAATAGTTGAAGCTTATCAAGTAGTTGATCCTGATGTGTACACTAAAGCTTGGGGTGATCGCTGGTTAGGTCGTTATGCTTCTTGTCTTATAAAGCAACAATGGGGTGCTAACTTAATTAAATTCACCGGAATGCAACTTCCTGGTGGTATAAAATTTAATGGTGAGAAATTATACAATGATGCTACTACAGAAAGAGAAGCTTTAGAAAGAGAAATGATTTACACTTATTCTCTACCAGCATCTGATATGATAGGATAAGGAATTTAAAATTGAATAACATTTTAGACAAAATCAAATTTATATTAAATGAATCAAGATCAGGACAAGGAAATATTCCTGTTGAAGATAGATTAATTACAACTCTTAATCCTGATACATCACCTGATAAATTTAAAAAAATTATGCAAATGCGAAATGAATATTCTGATGTTACTATAGCGAATCGTTTAAGATATGATCGTCAGGCTTTACGTAGACATTTAGAAAAATATAAAGATCATCCTCATTATGTACCACCATTAAATCCATCTAAACCTAGACATAGTGATGATTTTAAAAAAACTGTAATTGGATTACATTATAAAGGACATTCTTATAAAGGTATAGCAAATATATTATCTACACCAAAAAATAAATTATCAAGAAATACAATAGCAGGTATAATAGATAGACATTCTCCTGAAGAAAGAAATAAAATAATTAGTGATATATCTAAAGGAAATGAACCAAAATTATATTCTCAACATAAGGATAAACCTATTATTTTTTCACAAAGACGAGGACGAAGGACTAGAACAATGGAAAATAATATATTAAATAGAATACACAATATATTAAATGAAGCTAAAAAACCTCAGTGGGTTAAAACACGTCAAGATGTTATTGATAGATTACATGCATCAGAGACTCCTGAAGAAGTAGATTTACATTTAGGTAAAATACATGAAGCATTAAAAACGGCTCATGATACTTTACATGATATAGCAAATCATAAAGATACTCCTTTATCTGTTAAAAACACAGCAAAAAAAATTAGACAAGAATTAGCAAAACAAATAGATACACACATAGTAAAATAATAGGATATTAAGTCATGAATTCTTTCGTATATTGTTGGACAGATAAAAAAACAAATATGTTAGGAGGCTAAAATTAGCACGAATTTTTATTTTAATAATTTTAATTCTTCTCAAGAACAAATACTTCTTGAAAATTTAATTATTGAAGCTATAAAAATATACGGCGAAGATATGTATTACATTCCTCGTAAACTGAACAATTATGATTCAGTTTATGGAGCAGATGATATATCCTCTTTTGAACAAGCAATACCTATAGAAATATACATTAAATCTATAAATGGATTTTCTGGTGATGGTAACTTTATGTCTAAATTTGGTTTAGAAATTAGAGATCAAGTAATATTTTCAGTTGCTCAAAGAATATTCAATCAAGAAGTAGGCACTATAACTACACAGGTTAGACCTAATGAAGGTGATCTAATATTTTTTCCATTGAACAATAAATGTTTTCAAATTAAATATGTTAATAAAGAAGAATTTTTCTATCAATTAGGTGCATTACAAACATGGGAAATGACATGTGAATTATTTGAATATTCTGGTGAAACTCTAAATACTGGTATACCAGAAATAGATTCTTTTCAAAAGAAGGTTGATACTAATATATTATCATGGGCATTTACAGATGAAAATGGTGAGTATTTATTAGATGAAGAAGGCAATTACTTAATTCTAGAAGGTAAATCTGCTGGTGATATAGTTATAGGAGATGATTCGGACGAAATACAAAGAGAGTCAGATCAATTTGTAGACTTTACCGTAAAAGATCCTTTTTCAGAAGGTTTAATATCTTTTATACCTTTTATACTAAATACTTCTATAACTTTAAGTTTATTAGGTTATTAATTATATTTTAAGGTTATTTAATGTTTGGACAAACTTATTATCATTCATTAATTAGAAAATATGTTATACTTGTTGGAACATTGTTCAACGATATTCATATTACACGCACTAATGCTTCAGGAGATACTACAGCATTATTAAAGGTTCCTATAACCTATGGACCCAAAGATAAAATGTTAGTTCGTGTACTACAAGACCCTGCCATTGATAGACCTGCTGCAACAACACCTTTACCTATGATATCATTTGAAATGGGTCAAATGAATTATGATAGAGATAGAAAATTAAATACTATTCATAGAGTATCAGTAAAAAGTGATGATGCTAATAAATTTAAATATCAATATAATTTCGTTCCATATAATATAAATTTTAAAGTTTATATATATGCAAAAAATGCAGAAGATGGCACTAAAATAATAGAACAAATATTACCATTCTTTACTCCAGATTGGACTACAACTGTTAAGTTAATAGCTGATTTAGAAGAATATAAAGATATACCTGTAATATTAAATAAAGTATCATATGAAGATAATTATGATAAAGATTTTAAAGAACGTAGAGCTATCATATGGACTATGGATCTTTTAGTCAAAGGTTATCTTTATGGTCCAATTAAGAAATCTGGAATTATCAAATTCGTCAATGCTAATTTCTATATACCATCTGTTCCTGATGGTAAACTATATGATGCAGTTGGTAATACTGCAATTGCTGAAAAGGTTACAATACAACCTGGATTAACAGCAAATGGTCAGCCTACATCTAATATAGAATTAACAATACCTTATTCAGATATTGAAGCAGATGATGATTATGGATTTATTACTAGAATATATAACACAGATGAATTGCAATAGAGGTATAACATGTCAGATGATGCGAACAATGATCCCATAGGATCATCATTAGGTATTAATCCTATTCAAAAAACAGAAAAAGTACAAGAAATTATTACAGATGCTCATAATGATTCTGCAATAAAAGATTTTGAAACAGCCAGAGCAAATATCAATATTATGATTGATACTGCTAAAGAAGCTATAGATAATTTATCACAAATTGCATCTTCTTCTCAAGCACCTAGAGCATATGAAGTTTTAGCTAAGCTTATTGATACTACAGTTCAAGCTAATAAAGATTTAATAGATCTTCAAGCTAAAATGAAAGAAATGAAAGATATTGAAACTCCTACTAATCCAAAAGGAAAAACTATAAATAATAATTTATTCGTTGGTTCTACAGCTGAATTACAAAAAGTTTTACATGACTTAAAGGGAAAGTAAATGGCTAAACCACTTA